TTTACAGCAGCAGTACCAATACAATCATCTACATCAAGAATACCAACTGACTTTGCTTTCTTTGAAACAATGATAACTATTGACCTAGAAGATATAGCATACTTTAAACAATACTTTCATTTAGGAAGAGAAGCTTTTCAGGATGACTATACAGAAGTATTAATGAAAGGTGCAGAAAAACCTATTGTATTAAGAATAGGATATGAAGAATTTAAAAATAACATATCATGATAGTAAAATTATTTGATATACAAAATCAAACTTTAGTTGTAACAGAACATTGTTATGCTCTTCCATTTTTAAAAAAGATTATGGATGAGTATCCTGAAACACATATGCAAGTATATCAGTATATATTTTACATGACTTGTCCTGATCCTGATCTTAATCCTTTTTTTAATTTACCTGAACACCAAAAAGAAGATATTATTATTGAAGAAATCAAACTAGAAGAGTCTCCAGAAGATGGAACAATTAGATATGGTTTGGATATGTGTAAGAAACTATATGAAACACCTACCTATAGGGCTTACGTGGGTATTAAAGCAATGTTAGATAGATTAGGTAAGTATATGGAGGTAACCCCTATAGAACACGGTAGAGACGGTAATATGAACTCTATGATAAATGCAGCTGCTAAGTTTGAACAAATAAGACAATCATATAAAGGTGCATTTTTAGATATGAAACAAGAACAAGAAAGCTCTGTGCGTGGTGGTGCAGGATTAGCTTATGACCAACTATAAATAAAATTATTAAATATGAGTATGACAGTTATACCGGTAGGTAAAAAATTACTATTAAAAAAATGGAAGGTAGAAACAAAAACAGCTTCTGGAATTATTATTCCTGAGATAGCTCAGAAGAAAGAGTTTAAAGGTACTGTAGTAGGTAAAGGAAAAGATGTACATGAAATTGAAGTAGGAGATATAGTACAATATGCAGAACACGCTATGCCAACACCAATGATGCACCAAAATGTAGAACATCTTCTTGTCCAAGAAGGTGATGTGTTTGCCATAGTAAGATATGATGAGTAGAATCATACCTACATATGATAATAATAAATGGACAACTACTGAATTTAAAAATGATCTAGAGTTTAGAGAATTTATTGAGTCAATTTTTAGTGAGCCAGGTGAATATGGTTTTACTGAGATGGCTTATAAATTTAATGAGGAAGCTAAAAGATTTACAGCAGAAGGTGTTTATTGTTCTAGCCCTTTTAGATCTAAAGATTTTACAGCATATTGGGATGACCAAAAGAATAAATGCAGGAATGGTGTTATATACAAAGAGAAAGATAAGACTTGGTATATAACTAGAGATTATTATATGTGGTTAAACTTCTTACCAATATTTGATAAAGAAGAAAAACATTACGGATTTGCTAAAGTAAGGGATGCACAGTATCATATGGCATTATATGAATGGTTAGCAGAGTTAAATAATCAACATGCTGCTATACTAAAAAAACGTCAGATAGCTTCATCATACTTTCACATGGGTAAGATTATAAATACCTATTGGTTTGAAGAAGGTAGTACGTGTAAGATTGGTGCTTCACTAAAAGACTTTATTAATGATAAAGGTTCCTGGAAGTTTTTAGAAGAATATAAAATATTTTTAAATGAACATACTGCTTGGTATAGACCAAGTAATCCAGAAAAGGTTTTATTGTGGCAACAACAAATTGAAGTTAAGATTGGTAATAGAAAAACAGCAAGAGGACTTAAATCAAAAATACAGGGTGGTTCTTTTGAAAAGAATGCAACTACAGGGGTAGGGGGTCCATGTACATACTTCTTTCATGAGGAGGCTGGAATTGCACCAAAGATGTCTGAGACTTATGAATACTTACGTCCTGCTATGTCATCTGGAATGATGACTACTGGAATGTTTATAGCTGCAGGATCTGTGGGTGATTTAGATCAATGTAATCCTTTGAAAGAAATGATAATGAATCCTGATGCTAATGATATATATGCAGTAGAAACAAATCTAATAGATGCTGATGGAACAATAGGTATGGCAGGTTTATTTATTCCGGAACAATGGTCTATGCCTCCTTATATTGATGCTTATGGTAATTCACAAATAGAAGAAGCAAAGGAGGCAATACAATTAGAAAGAAACAGATGGAAAAATGAATTAAACGGAGAACAGTTCCAATTAAGGATATCTCAGAAACCATTAAACATTGCTGAGGCATTTGCATATAGAAAAGCTTCAATATTTCCACAAGGTGTATTATCTAAACAACTTAAGAAAATTGAAGAAAAAGAATACCCTTATGAATTAATTGATTTAACAAGAGAACAAGAAGGAATAGTAGCTAAGAGATCTAACAAATTACCTATATCTAGATTTCCTGTTGATAGAAAACAACATGATAAGACTGGTGTAATAGTAGTATGGGAAAGACCAACATCTGCACGTCCAGACTTTGGACAGTACTATGCATCTATTGACCCTGTGTCAGAAGGTAAAACTACAACCTCAGATTCATTGTGTAGTATATTTGTATATAAAAATGCTGTAGAAGTAATTAGAGAAACAGTAGCAGGAGATACAGAACAGTTTATAGAGAAAGATAAAATAGTAGCTGCATGGTGTGGTAGATTTGATGATATAAATAAAACACATGAAAGATTAGAGTTACTTGTAGAATGGTATAATGCATGGACAATTGTAGAGAATAATATATCATTATTTATTCAACATATGATAGCAAGAAGAAAACAAAGATATTTGGTGCCTAAACAACAAATACTGTTTCTAAAAGATCTTGGCTCTAACAAATCAGTATATCAAGAGTATGGTTGGAAAAACACTGGAACATTATTTAAAAGCCATTTAATATCATACGCTATAGAATTTATAAGAGAAGTAATTGATGAAGAATTAGATGATAGTGGTAATGTAATTACACAAACATTAGGTGTAGAAAGAATACCTGATCAAATGCTATTAAAAGAAATGTTAGCGTATTATCCTGGACTTAACGTAGATAGACTGGTGGCTTTTGGTGCGTTGATTGCATTTGTAAAAATACAACAATCTAACCGAGGATACTCTAAAAGACGTGAATCAGAGGATAAATCCTTGGTAAACTCAGAAAATTTGTATAAATTAAAGTATAGCCCGTTTAAGAATATTGGTAGGGGTAGAGGTAGTTCAAGTAGTAAGATCAAAAGATCTGGATTTAAAAATTATAAATAGTAAATATGAGAGTATTAAATGCAATGCAATTAAAGAATGGTGCTAAGGCAGAAAGTGGACCTACATTTTCTAGTCTAACACAACCAACTCAATTTTTACCATTTTCTAAAAAGACAGATGATTGGGCTGCTTGGAATCTTGATTGGTTAGAATTACAAGGTATTGAATTTTTACGTTTAAATGCAAGAAGACTTTTAAAGAATTATAAACTTGCTAAAGGTATTATTGATAAAACAGATTACATTGTAGAGCCAGACAATGATTATAAAGACATGATGGATGTTCTAACTAAAGAGAATGACTCTGCATTAGAATTAAAGTTTTATCCTATTGTACCAAATGTTATAAATGTATTAACAGGTGAGTTTGCTAAAAGATATTCTAAGGTTCAGTTTAGAGCAGTTGATGATGCATCTTATAATGAGATGCTAGAACAAAAAAGAATGCAAGTAGAGCAATCTTTGTTAGCTGATGCTGAGAGACAGCTTACTATGAAGATGCTTAATATGGGTATGAATCCTGGATCAGAAGAAGGATTAAAACAACTATCACCAGAAAATTTAAAAACTTTACCAGAAATAGAAGACTTCTTTAGTAAGTCATATAGAAGTATGGTTGAAGAATGGGCATCACATCAACTTGCAGTAGATGAAGAAAGATTTCATATGCAAGAACTAGAAGAAAGAGGATTTAGAGATATGCTTATAGCAGATAGAGAATTCTGGCATTTTCGTATGCTAGAAGATGACTATGATGTAGAGCTATGGAATCCTGTATTAACCTTCTATCAAAAGTCTCCAGATCAAAGATATATAGCAGATTCAAACTATGTAGGTAAAGTAGATCTTATGACGGTATCTGATGTAGTTGATAGATATGGATATTTAATGGATAAGAAACAACTTGAATCTTTACAAAGAATATATCCAGCAAGATCAGCACAATATCAAGTTAATGGTTATCAAAATGATGGTGCATATTATGATGCTAAAAGATCACATGCGTGGAATACACAAATGCCTGGTTTAGCATATAGACAATACACAAGTAATTATTGGAATGATCCATCAGCAGGTGGAGATATTTTAAGTGAAATACTAGATCAGAGTGAAGACATGACACCTTTAGATGAAGGTAA